AGGATAGGCCAGGAGTAATACAATTATTTAATTCTAATCAGGCAAGAACTGCTGCTGCGAGTGGGTTATTAACTCCAGGGTCTATGGGTAATTCTTTGATAGGCGCGAATGGATACGCGGGAGCTTCTCGATGAATGTTGCAGAGATAAAAAAGAGGTTAAGTAGTTTAAAGAGTGAGAGATCTAACTGGGAGACACTCTGGCAAGATATAGGTGACTATATCTTTACGAGAAAGAATACAGTTTTAGTTAAGCGAACGCAGGGAGAAGACAGACAATTTTATTTATATGATAATACAGGTCCACAATCATTAGAGTTATTAGCTGGAAATTTACATAGTTTATTAACTAGTTCTACGCAGCAGTGGTTTGAATTAACTACTGGAGATGAGCACTTAGATAGTTTAGACGATGTTAGATTATTTTTACAGAAGTTAACTACTAAGACACATAACATATTGAATAACTCAAATTTCCAGATGGAAGTGCATGAGTTATATATGGATATAGGTGGTTTTGGAACTGGGTTACTTGCTATTGAGCCAGATGAGGAAGATGTAGTAAGGTTTTTATGTAAGTTTATAGCCGATGCATATATAAAGGAAGATTCCCGTGGAAGAGTGAACGAGGTATATTTAGAATACGAATGGAATGCTAGGCAGATAGTTCAAGAGTATGGTGTAGATGCACTTTCTGAGAAGGTAAAACGTGCGTATGATAATAATGATGATACTAAGTTTAAGGTAGTTCATGCAGTATATCCAATGAAAGAAAAAGATGCTCGCGGGTTTACATATGAGAGTGTGCATTGTTTAATAGAAGATAAGCATGAATTAAAGCGCCATGGTTTTAAGGAGTTACCCTTTGTAGTTCCTAGGTGGAGCAAGGCAAGTGGTGAGACTTATGGAAGATCTCCCGCCATGGTAGCTTTGCCTGAGGTTAAGGTATTGAACAAGATGGTAGAAACTACATTGATTGGTGCTGAGAAGGTAGTTGATCCACCGCTACAGGCACCGGATGATGGTTTTATATCTCAGCTAAATACATTTCCTGGTGGGATAAGTTATTATAGAGCTGGCAGTAATGATCAGATTAGGCCTGTATTTAATGATAGCAGAATTGATTTTGGTTTTCAGGTTATACAGGAGAAGCAGTCTAAGATTAGGGATGCATTTTATGTGAACCAGTTACAGTTACGAACTGGACCGCAGATGACAGCTACTGAGGTTATGCAAAGAACTGAGGAGCAGATGCGATTTTTAGGGCCATTTTTAGGTAGGATGCAGTCAGAATTTTTGCGCCCATTATTAGATAGAGTAGTAGATATAATGTTTTCACGTGGGGTAATAGATCCTAGAGAAGTTCCGCCCATTATTAGATCTAGAAAAATAGACGTTAGATATTCATCATTTGTTGCTAAGTCTCAGCGTGTTGGCGAGGGTCAAAACATCATGAGATTTGTGCAGACAATTGAGCCATTTATTAACGCTGATCAGTCAGCTGTTGACAACCTAAACGCGGATGGTGCTATTAATAGATTATCAATTATTTATGGTGTGCCACAGGATATATTAAGAAACAAAAAAGAGTTAGATAATGTGCGTAAGGCAAGAGCTGAAGCTCAACAGCAGATGGCAAATGAGCAGAAACAAATGCTGCAGGCTGATCAGGCACAGAAATTAGGATCTGTTATGGCGCAAAAGGGGAATAATGGCTAGTCAAGAGTTGAATAATTTAGACCTACTAAAGTCCTATATTTCAGTTTTTAGTAGTGCTGAAGGGGAGAAAGTTTTGAACGACCTAATAAGCAGATATATGCTTAGGAGTAGTATGCATGATAATCCTACTCAAGTGTCTTTTCGAGAGGGTGAGAGAAACGTAGTTTTACAAATAATTGCGGCTTTGAATATAGACGCTAAGACACTAAGAGAAAGGGTAAAAGATGCTAAAAAAGCACGTGCTACTATTTAATAAGGATGTGGGTAATGGGTCTGGGTCGGGAGGCTCTGGAGATTCTTCTGGAGGAGCTGGAGCATCAGGACAAGGAACTGGTAATCCTGGAGCTTCAGGAGGGGGCGGATTTTCGTCTGGCCAAGGGTCAGGAAATGCTGGAAATGGAGCAGGTTTCTTCAGTCCGACCTCTAACACTCAGGGTAGTAATGACAAAACCCAAGTGCAGTATCCTGAGAATTGGAAACTTGGGTTACCTCCTGAGTTACAGGAAGATAGTGCACTCAAGGTTATTCAGGATATCCCATCTCTTGCTAAATCTTACATATCAGCACAGAAATTAGTTGGCGCAGATAAAATAGTTATCCCTGGTAAGTTTGCTACAGAAGAAGACTGGAGTAATGTATATAAGAAATTAGGGTTACCATCTGACATTAAAGAGTATCCAATTAATTTTAATAAAGATGCTGGAATTCCAGAGGATTTTTTCAATACGTTTAAAGAGAATGCGTATAAGGCTGGAGTATTACCGCAACAAGCGCAGAAGTTAGCTGATTGGTTTGCTGAGGCGAATGTTAAGGCTATGGATGAATTTAAGGCTACAGCGCAGAGACAATTTGACGCGGATACTGGGGCATTAAAGAATGAGTGGGGAGCTGCTTATGAGCAGAAGGTATTAGCTGCTGGAAATGCGGCTAAGCACTTTGGTGGAGAGCAATTTCAGAACTATTTACGCGAGTCTGGTCTAAGTAATAATGTTCAACTAGTTAAAGTATTTGCGAAAGTAGCAGAAGTTTTAAAAGAGGATACTATAAACACTGGGTCTGGTTCTTCTGGAAGTTTATACACTCCTGATGCTGCTAAGGATAAGGTTAATACTATTTTAAGAGATTTCAGCAATCCTTATTACTTAAAAGACCATCCAAATCATAAATTGGCTGTGCAAGAGGTAGATAAACTAATGCAACAGGCATATCCAAGTAAAAAATAGTTGCAATTGATATTTAGATAGGCATAATTATATACAGAGGCAATCTTCGCCAATGAGATCTCTGTATATAGAATCCTTCGTTTGAGGGGTAATTCATTTAGTTGGAAACAAGTAAACAAATTAACTTTAAAAACGAATAGGAGACATTTTATGTCATCTTTAATTACAGAATCATTTGTGCAACAATTCGGTGCAAATGTATTTCATTTATCTCAACAAAAGGGATCAAAATTACGGGAAACAGTTCGCCAAGAAACACAAAAAGGTGAATCAGCTTTTTATGATCGTATTGGAGCAGTAGCAGCAGTTAAGAAAGTTGGCAGACATTCAACTACTCCACAATTAGATACTCCACACTCTAGACGTATGGTTACGCTAGTTGACTATGAGTGGGCAGATTTAATTGATGATGCGGATAAAATTAGATCATTGAATGATCCGACCAATGATTATGTTATGGCTGCAATGTGGGCGATGGGTCGTTCAATTGACGACGAAATTATTTTAGCGTTGGGTGGTAATGCATATTCTGGTCAAAAAGGTACTGTGGCAGTAGCTTTACCGAATGCTCAGATGTATTCAGCTAACAATGGCGCAGCTTTTACAGATTTGAATGTAAAAACATTGCGAGCGTTGAAGCGTATTTTTGACAACAATGATGTTGAAGATAATGATAGATATATTGCTTGTTCTCCTTCACAAATTGAATCTTTATTGGGTCAAGTTGAAGTAACTAATTCTGATTACAATTCAGTAAAAGCGTTAGTTCAAGGCGATGTAAATTCTTTTATGGGATTCACATTTAAACGTCTTACTCGTTTACCTACAGTTGCTACGGGCAGTGGTATTGTAGCATCTCCTACTACAGGCGCTGTTGGAGCTGGTTCATCAGTAGATGGATTTAGACAAGCATACGCATACTGCAAAATGGGTGTGTTGCTGGCTGTTGGTGGAGATATTACTTCACGAGTTTCTGAGCGTGATGATAAGTCTTACAGTATGCAAGCATATGCTAAAATGACTATCGGTGCTACTCGTATGGAAGAAGCAAAAGTTATTCAAGTTTTCTGTAAAGAAGGTTAATTAATTATAGCGTGGATATTAATCCACGCTTTTATAAATGGGGGACACATGGCTCAATATTACTCTACACAATATACACAAGCATATATTAATAATCCGACTATAAAAATTGACAAAGGTTTAGTATCTGGCGAGCGACGACTTGCATATGCTAAAATTACATTAACAGCTGCATTGTTGTTAAATGACGTTGTTGATTTTTTAAAATTGCCAGCTGGCGCATTAGTAACAGATGTAATTTTTAAATCTGGTAACGTAGGCGGTACATTTAACTTAGGTTATAAGGCAAATGGAGTTGATTCAGCTGCTCCGGCTGCATGGTTATCGGGTCAAGCGGCTAATGCTGTTGCGCGTACGGCTGTTTTAGCTGGTATGTTTAAGCAATTTACTGCGGAGACTGTAGTATCAGCTGTAGCTGCAACTGCTGGTTCAGCGGCTGGAGATATCGAAGTAGCTGTTGAGTACGTAATTGTTTAAGGAATAAATGGCAATAAGTGAAGTTACTATCTGTAATAGCGCTCTCGTCAAAATTGGGGCTGATAGAATTATCAGTCTTAATGATGATGTTCGCCAAGCAAAGATCTGTAAAGAGCAGTATAGTAAAGTTTTAAATGAACTTCTTGGCTCCCATCCCTGGAACTTTGCAATAGGTAGAGCTTCACTTGCTGCTTTAGTAACAGCTCCAGCTTTTGGTTATTTATATCAGTATCAGTTACCAGCTGATTATAATAGGGCACTTGATTTTAACGAAAATCTATATGAGTGGGCTGTTGAATCAGGTTGTATAGTTACTGACGCTGGATATGCTCAGTTAAGATATATAAAAAAAGATGTTCCAACGTATTTATTTACTAGTCTTTTTGCAGAGGCACTTTCGTGCAAACTTGCACATGACATAAGTTATTTTTTAGTTCAGTCGGTTACATTAAAAGATCAATTATACAAAGAATATGAGTCTAAGCTAAGACAAGCTAGATCGTTTGACGCTCAAGAGGGGACCGGACAGAGAGTAGCTACTACCTACTGGGCAAATTCTAGGAGGTAGTTCTGTCTAATTTCAATACAATATTATCAAATTTTACTGCTGGTGAGATATCTCCTAGGGCATATGGGTCAACTGAGGCAGAACAGTATTTAAATGCACTAAAAGAGTGTACTAATGCATATGTTCTTCCTCAAGGCGGAGTTCAGCGTAGACCTGGGACATTTTTAGTAAGTGATATAACATCTATATCACCAAGATCATTTTATAGCTCATCAAAATTAATACCATTCAAAACTCCATCAAAGAATTTAGTTTTAATATTAAATGCAGGTGCTATTAGTAATAGTAGAATATACGACGCAGATACTGGTTCATTAAGTACATTAACTCCTGG